ACGTCTGGAAATGAGTTTTTGGATGAAAAAGGGAACGTAAAAGTGCTTTGGGACGAGCGTAGACCCTATTCTTGGCTTATGTCTGAAAAAGAAAGGCTAAAATCCGAAGGAGATATAGCATATTTCTATCAAGAGTACCAAAATATACCAGTTGATGATAGTTTTCGTATTTTTAAAGAGCGAGATATGCGATATTGGGAAGGTCGGTATATGTACGAAGACAATCAGAGCTTTATTATGCGAAATGATGAAGGTAGGCGGGAAAAATTGCCTGTAAATATATTTATTGGTGTTGACCCGGCGTCAAGTGAGAATGTAAAAGCCGATTATACTGTAATTATGGTTATAGCCGTAGACAAGGAATATAATATTTATATCCTTGATTACTTCAGGGGTCAGGTAGCACCTATGGATGGAGCCGATAGAATATTTGACATGGCAGATATGTATAATCCAAAAGATATTAAGATTGAAGAAACTGGTCATGTTATGCTTGCTGATTATGTCAGGAGACATTCTAAAGAAACTGGTCGGTTTTATAATATTAATACCCGTCAAGCTATAAAAACTAAATATTACCGCATTAAGCAGATGCAACCGCACTTTGCATCCCATTCCGTGTTTTTAAAAGAGTCTCACGAAGAGCTAGAAATGGAATTATTAAACTTTAAAGAGCATGGAACATTTAAAAAAGACACTCTGGATGCACTAAGATGGGCTATTGATGACATTTGGGCGCCAGATGTTGAGCAGAACGAAAAGGGTGAATGGTTACCGCCACCAGCAATCATGGAAGTAGATTGGGAAACTGGTCAAATGTTTAGTGCCGCTGATTTTGTTGAAGCTTAATGGGAAATTTTGATATAGACCTAGATTTTGGTCAAATATATGAAAAAAAAATCAAAGAGCTTTTTGAAGGCGACGGCTCAATAGAAGTCAAGACGGAGCGAGATATTTGGGCAGATACTGGAAACATGTTCGTAGAAGTTCGCTCTCGCGGTAAACCATCTGGAATATCGACCACAGACGCAAAATGGTGGATTCAGGTGTTTACGATTGACGGAGACGTTAAGTTTACTATAATGTTTCGTGTTGATAAATTAAAAAAAGCAGTTAAGTATATGTATTTAAATGACTTAGCGAGCATGGTAAAGGGTGGAGATGATAATACTTCTGATGGCATATTGGCTCCTATAAATACATTAATTTTATTAAATAAAAAATTTTGATACTACTATAACATGTTTGTAACATTAAACATATAAAAATGCTAAACTTACGTAAGCTTGACACAAAGAAAATTACAGCGGAGGAAGTGCGTTCAGATTATTTATTATTTGAAAGCGCATCTAGTGAATACCGCTTTCAAATGGCAGAAGACCATGAGTTTTACCTAGGTTCACAACTTACTAAGACGCAAAAGAATTACTTGCTCAGCGTGGGGCAACCCCCCGAAGCAAATAACAAGATACGCCCGTCGGTTGAGCAAGTTCTGGCGAATATTGCCGCGTCTGCTCCTGAATGGGACGTCCACGCTGTGGGCAAAACTGACAATGATGCGGCATTCGTCTTTGACCAGTTGCTTGATAAAATATGGTACGAGTCTGATGCGGATGTTCATTTTCGTCAGGCATGCAAGGATTTTATCGTAAAAGGGATTGCCTATATGTATATATACCCAAATTGGAAAGGTGATGGCGGACTCGGTACGATAAATGTAAAAAGAATGCCCCCAGAGTCTATTTTTGTTGACCCTAATTGCTCTATGCCTGATTTTTCTGATGCTAGCTCAATAATATATTCCGATTTACATACAAAAGAACATCTTAAGATTTTATTCCCGCAATATGCAAAGGAAATAGATAAGGCTGAAGAAAACCACCAGCGTAATGAGATGGAATCTGGAAAATATTCCAGAGACCATATTGAGACTCGCGGAAGCTCTGAGCTCGACCATCAAAGCAGAGTTAGAAAGTATTGTTATTTTACGAAGGTCAATATTCCACATGCCTTGATTCTTGATACAAATACAGGAAAATCACAGCTTTACACGAAGGATGAATACAAAGAATTAATAAATGACGATAAATATGAAAGCTTTTTAAGCGAAGGTGTCATTACAGAACAGCTCGCTTATCAGACTAAAGTTAGAGAAGTGTTCGTAGTTGGAGATACAATTCTTTATGATGAAATATTACCCATTTCTGAATATCCAATAGCAGTCGCATGCAATGAGCATGCAGGAAATCCATTTCCAAGCGGAGATGTAAGACATTCCAAGACGCCACAGCGAATGCTAAACAGGACAGAAGCCTTAATCATTTCACATACGAATGCCACTACAAACTTTAAACTTCTTTATGAAGATGGGGCTATTGATGCTAGTGAGATTCAAAAGTGGCACATTCCAAATGCAATTATTAGAGCAAATCCGGGAGCGCTTGCGGCTGGAAAAATAAAAGAGTTTGCACCTCCAGCCGTATCGTCACAATTATACACCGAGAAATCTCGATATGAAGTAGATATAGAAACGGTCTTTGGTGCTTATAAGTTTTTACAGGGTAATTCTCAAGGAGCACCGGGAACTGTTGGAGAAGCCCAAATCATGGACGAATCGTCGTCTAGAAAGCAAAATTGGAAAATTTTACCTATTTACGATATGCTTACAAGGTCGGCAAAAATAGTGGTAGAGTGGATGCCTAGTGTTTATGACCAACAAAGAACCTTAAGAATTGTAAGCCCAACTGGCGATGAAAGTGAAGTAAACTTGAATATTCCAGTTATAGACGACAAAACAGGTGCGGTTAAGAAACTATACGATATGACAACATCGCAATTCGACGTTAGGGTTGTAGTGGGGTCTACTCGTTCTAAATCGCCAATGGCGGAACTACAAAAAGATTTAACTCTCTTAAATGCTGGTATTTATGATAAAACTCAGGTCATTATGAATATGAAAGGCGACATAGATAAAGCATCGTTAATGCAACGTATGGGAGAGATAGCAAATTTACAGGCGCAGTTGCAACAAGCGCAGGAAGAACTCAAGAAAATGCAAGGTGACTTGCAAACTAGAGAGCGTGAAGTGTTCCATGCTAACATGAGGGCTGAAATAAGTGAGGCTACCAAACCAGTATCTGAGGCGGTAAGCAACATTAAGTCCGGTGCTAAGCTCGAACAAGCGCGACAAAGGGATAAAACTCGCATGGTCAGTGAAGATTTATCTCTTGCAAAACAAGCGATTAACTCAGGAACAAAAGCTCCGCAAGCTTAACGCGGATAACTTTAAAGGAGCATCGAATGACAAATGAAGACCAGAAAAACCAGAATGAAGAAATGAGCGAAGATAACCTTATGGCTGAACTCGACGAGTTCAATGCAGGCTCTTCATCAGAAGTTGAAGAAAAGGAGCAAGTAGAAACAGCTCCTGTCGAAGAAACTAAAGAAGCTCAGGAAACTCAATCTGATGAGAAGGTTAGTGAAGAACAACCAGAAACAGAATCCGAGATTGAGCAATGGCTCATTGAGAATAAATTCAAAAATGACGACGAAGGCAGACAAAAGCTGGCAGACGCCTATAAGCAACTCCAATCAAAGTCCGATAAGGAAAGGAATGAATGGAGCGGTGAAAAAGGCAAGTATGAAAAGCTAGCTCAGTTGGATGACTTCCTCGCCAGTAATCCAGATGTGGTTCAAAAACTGACAGAATCAGTTCAAGAAAAACAGAAGGATTTGAATGCACCGCCGACTAAGCCCGATGATTATGACATTCTCGATGAAAGTATTGATAACTCTAGCTCCGCACAATGGAGAACAGCTCAAGATGAATGGCTTATTCGTCAAGGAGCGGTTCAAGCCATGCAGGAGGTTGAAAAGTTAAAGTCTGAACTCTCTGAGTCGCAGGCTTTTGACGCGGAAACTGTAGAGTTACAGAAAATGGGGTTAAGTGATACAGATATTGTCGAATATCGGCAATTTATGGCTGACCCAAATCATGTGTCTCAGGAGAACTTGGTTCAAATCTGGAAGACTTTGGCTAATCATGGGCATAGTTCTCAGCCAAAAACATCTGAGCAGGCTCCAAGGGTAAAAAATAAGCAGAATAGCGCCGCCGCAGTTAGCGGAAGCGCTCCAGCTTCTATTGAACCCGAAGAAAAAGCTGTAGACGACTTTTGGAAGGGAATTATGGAATTTAATAATACTAATACATAGTGTTATAGTCCCTTATTTTTTTAAGTGGATTGTAGCATTATCGTAACATAATAAGGAGGTAGCTAATGGCTACAACTTACGGTACTGGTACTGCCCTTCAGTTCTCAGATGCGTCGCAACGACAAGTCCTTGAACTAGGGTCAAAAATCCACTACTACAATCCAAATGTTACTCCCATTTTCTCTCTGTTCGGAATGAAGTCAATGATGACTCCCGTTCCGATTTTCGAGTGGATGGAAGACGAGTACATGATTAAAAGGTCGGTCAAAATTGATATGTCTGGAGAATCTGCTGGTGCAGATTCTGCCACAACTCTATTGTCCGATACAGCTACAAGTGGCGTGAACGGTGAAAATGTAATTATAAATTTCAAAAGACAAGCAGAAGTGGAAGCTTTTGAAGTTGGTGGAATTTATCTTGGCACATTTACTGGTTCAGCGACTTTTGCAACTGATGTAACGCATTTAATATGTGTTGCAATAGGTGACGAGGTTAATTGTAGCACAACAAACCATAAAGCAGTCCAATTTGTTGGCGCTCACGTCCATGCTAG